GGAAAACATATTGTACGTTGTTTAAAGAAAGATTCGTAGCCACCAACTGAACTAGATCTAATGAGGTAGAAACAAAAACACAAGGGCCAGTAGTGTCATTTCCTAATTGGTATTGGCCGTTATCATCGTCCGCAATTAAAAAGTTTTCGGCAGTATCATTTGTTACAGAAAAGAAATTTCTTGTAACATCGTAAGCAAATTTATCATTACCCCGAGTTTTATTGGCGTCAGAGAATATAATCTGATTATCGTTAAAGCTTGTAGTTGGTGTAATGTTGTTTGTGATTGATGTAATTCCACCACTAGCAGCAGCCCAAGTTAAAGTACCACTTCCATTGTTAGTTAATACAGTAGAAGCTGCACCCTGTACTGATGGCATTGAATAAGCAACACCATTGTAACTAAGATTTGCTCCTGTTACGCGAAAAGTCGGACCATCATACAAAAACTCTGGAACGTTATCATCAAACGATACATAAGTACTATTTGCCGCTCCGTCCAAATCACCAAATTGTACTACACCACTTGTAGATGCAAACGCAAACCAATTGTTACCGGCGTTGTCGTTGATTAAAAACCTGTTGGTGTTGTTAATCATTCTATCAATAGCAGTGCTAGTGATACGTCCAGGAGAATCTAATATTTGTATTTTAGTGTCGTTACCGCTACCAGCAGTGTCACCAATTCCGGCGTTTGTTGATTGTAAATTAAAGGCTGTAGTACTTTTATTATAGGTAAACGACGCTGAGTTATCAACGAACGTGTTTGTTGGGTCAATAAACAATACGCGGTTAGCACCACCGCTGACAGTAATATCCGAAACATTTAAAGTACGAAAAGTCGGGGCAGCAGAGCCGCCACTTACAGGACCAGCAAAAATAGTATTAGCAGTTTGTCCAATAAATGCACCATTTAAAGTACCAGAACTAGTAACAGGACTTCCAGATATACTAAATACAGAAACCGGTAGAGTTAAACCAACAGAAGTGACAGTTCCACCTCCGCCGCCCCCAGATCCAATTTGAACCCATGTAGAGCTAGTAGCATTCCACGCCCAAAGAGTATTATCATCTAGTTGTTCGACTAAATACCCATCTGGCGGTAAAAGAACTAGTCTTTCCGCAGAGTCGGCAACTAGTTGTACTCCATCATTTCTTATATTTCTGGTTGTTTCCATTAAATTACCTTACCACTAATTGTTGCAAACAATGTTCCTGTTGTAATACCTTGTGTATATGAAAGTTTTACAAATCTATATCCAGCTTTTTCTACATTTAAAAGTCTATTACCAGTGGAACCAGATGGAACAAACGTGTCAACTGCGGTCCAAATAACACCATCATTACTACCAGAAGTTATAATTCTTTCGGTTGTATCACCAGTAAAATTAGTCCAACTACATTGAATTGCGTAACAAGAGATGCTAGAAATGTTTATTTCCGTTGACTCGGCGGCATCTGTCATGTCAATGTTATTTAGTAATATTTCATTTACAATATTTTGAATTAGTTCTATCATTTATTATCCTTGTGGAAGCATTTCTGCTGGGTTCGTTGGTAAATTGTCAAACGGCGCGGGTGGACGAGCTGGTTGTGGAATCATTTGCCCACCTTCTACACCTTGTCCTCGTATCATCTGAGATGGATCTGGCATACCGTTTGGTTGTTTCATTATATTTTGCATATCTCCACCACCTTCACCATCTTGTCCTGGCATAGGAGGAGCCATTTGTGCTGCCATTGGGTCTTGAAGTGGTTGTTGATTTGTCAAAAGTAGTAAATCTGGGTCAACTGTACGAAGCATATCGACATGTTCTTGAATATGTTTCATTACTGACTTAACTAGTTCAACATTTTGACGTAAATCTGGGTCAGAAAGAATAGTTCGGTGTTCCATGATGTGTTCTTTATGACTATCTAGATAAATTGCGTATACTTGATCGCCTTTACCTTCCATTAAGAACTCATTTTCACGTTTAATGTTCATTAACTCTTTAAAGTCACCTTCATAAAGAGTTTCAATTTCACCAGTGTTAATAATTTGTAAATATTGCTTCGGATTTGTAATTAAACCCATTTGTAGAAGCTGTTCTGCCATCTGAACTCGACCAGCAGTAGTTCTAGCTAAAGGATTTCCTACAGAAACAACAACTCTGCTAATAGCATTGATGTCATCTTTGTCAAATTCTTTAACCATGTACATATTAGACTTACCAACAACGCTAACTGTGCGTTTTGTTGATGCATAGTCTTGTAAAATGTTAATAAGACCAGAACCAATGTCTTCTACAAACTTAACATAGTTATTTTGAAGGCCAGAAATAAATTGTAAGCTCATTGACTGTACTAGAGCAAGAGCAGTACCAGATTTTAATGATGCTTCTGGATTTCCGCGAGTAACGGAGTTAACACCGGACACTGTTTCTGCGGCAGAAATTAACATTTCTAAAAATTTAAAGACTTCTGGTGGGGTTGCTGTTAATTGCAGGGCTTCTGGTTTCTCGTTCCCCATAATAATATTAAGGGCACCCTCTAAACTATTAATATTTAGATCACTACCGTTCTTAACAAATAGATTTTGTACACCAAAAGCTGATTGGTTTGTTAAAATTGTAGAATAAAGTGAATTAATACCTTCTTGAATGGGGAAAATATCAAACATCGGGCTGTAACCATATGGAGTGCCCATAAATTCAGCAGCAGCAAGACGAAAAATTGGAATTTGTCTGTATGGAAGAGGTAAATCCATAAGGATTACATCATTATCAACATACATTGTATAACGACCTTCAGGAAGACTCTCAGTTTTACGGTGAAAAAACTCGTAAACAAAAATATCGTCTGTAGTATCGTTAGAAAAAATTACATATCGGAAAGATTGGATCTGAGAAATAGATGGAATTTGTAAAAGACGTTCTCTATGCTCTGGATATTTCGCAATAAGATCGTATCTGTTCTTACGAGAACGTACTAACAACCAATCATTATCCCAACCATCTTGTGTTCCGTCAAAAACAACATCAAATGGGGAGAGTACACTAAATTCTGCTTCACCTTGGTATACTTTTTCTCCACTATCTTCATCTACATCGTATTCGTCACCGGCTGTAGCATTCCATTCCATACGAAGATAAGATGCACCAAGAACAACCGCCATCTCAGTTACTTTTTTAATGCAACCTTCTAGCTTTTTTTCTCGCATATAGTAATCTAAAATACCATTTGCAAGATACGTTTGAGAAAGAGATTTATAATCACTGTTAATGGCACGAGCTTCCATTGTTGGGCGATTGGCAGTAATCATATTGATAATATGTTCTGCAATATTTCGATAGTGATTTACAGGAAGTTGAGTAAGTTCACCCATTTCACCATTAAAAGCAATACGATGGCTATCTCCAGATAAAGATCCGGCATACTCACCATGAAAAAACTGCCACTGGCTTACCAATTTATCTAAATAATAATTTGCATTTAAAGTATTATAAAAAGATTGTGATTTTGCAATACAAGTAGACGCTAAATTTTCTGCTGTGTCTGCGGCAAAATATTTATCCGGTGTCATACCTTCTGTATTACCGCCGTAAACGCCAAATCCTGTGCTTTGATTGTTATCCATTTTTATTCCTACTTATAAAACTTTTTCAATACGTTTTCTCTGTTTACTAATAAATCGTTTGATATTTCTTTTTTAGATTTATTATTACTAATTCCTAAAATTTTCTTATACACATCCATATTATTTTTTACTTCGGATGAGTAATTATATGTTTTTTGATCTCTATAAAAACTATCCGCAATCCTAAGTTCATTACCATAATTAGCTGGATATGGATTTACGGTGTAATTTATACCACGAGACAAATAAACTAAAGCGGGGACTCCATCATAGTGAGAACCTTCTGGACATCTTGAAAAGGTTTCTCTGCTTTTTGCCCACTTTGCGTTTTTTAAATGTTGTATTAAATATTTACATCTAGGATTAATAATTAATTTATTTCCTTTGATTAAATTTCTAATAAAATTTATTCCGGCCATTCTATCGTGTTTATCTGCTGGTTCAAATATAACTTTATAGTCTGTACTTTTTTTAATCTCATTGATTGCAACAAGATCGTGATCACTCACTCTTTTTTTAACTGGTATAACTTCTTGTGTTAAAGGTTGAATCCACAAAGACTCTTCTTTATTTAAAATTTCTTTACCAAATTTAACAAGGTACATATCAGTACCTTTTGTAACAAGCTCGTCT